CAAGTATCTTCTTCCATATCGTGTCGAGATAGGTGATAAACTCGTTCTCGGCGGGTTTTACCACTCTTGTATAAATCCGCAACGCCATTATATCTTCATTGAATAAACTAATCATTTTCTTCTCCTATTTCTCGGCAAAGCCTTTGTATTTCGTCGGAATTGATGTAAGTACACTTTGAGGGTTTTGCTATTTTGGCAAGGTCGGCTATGTTTAGCCCAAACCAATTATATATCATTGCACATACAAGGTCTTGTAATTTCTCATTCTGCTTGCTTGTCATATTCTTCCACCGCCTTTTTAAGTGCTTTAAGTGTTCTCATATCGGCTTTTGCTGACCTAACCGCCGCTAATGACGAAAAAACAACAAGCACTAATATTATCCCTATAATTACATAACTTGCGATTTCCACACCCGTTGTGGCGTGTCTTGTGGCAAGCGCAATGTCAAGTACAAGCCCCACAATCGCAAAAAGTGTAAATAATGTGCCTAAATCTAACGCCGCTTTTGTTTGCTTTTCCTGCTCTTTAATAAAATCTTCGGGTTTCATATACTTCCGTCCTTTGCAAAATCGACAAATTCAAGTTGCCTTTCTTCTCTCGGCTCATAAGACTTACCGCGCAACGACGGGTAAAGTTCCATACATTTGCGCCTTGTGCGCCCTACCGTTTCCATTGACGGAATTTCTTTCGCCTTTACTCTTTCCGCAAGTTCACCAAACGGGATATTGATTGAATACCCATATTTATTAAGAACAAACCCATATAGGACAAAATCGCAATCTCTTGCTCTCGGCTTCTGTTCCAAAATCTCTTTAACGAGTTCCGCCACTTGTCGTACTTTCATTTATCTACTCCTTTAAGTATGTTTATAATGATTTTCCCCGTGCTTGCCTTATCGCAAAAGCCAAACTTAACGCCATATCGCTCTTGCATTGTTCGCAAACACTTTGCAAGGGTTTCCCCTTTGACTTTCGTTCGGGGAGAGTGCCATTCTGACAAATTTCCGTGCGGTGGTATTTCTTCAATTAAAATTATAAGTTGTATGCCGCACTCTTTCGCCCGCTTGCACTCGTCCCTAAACCTTTCGTGTTGGTTTCCGCAGACGTTTCCGCAGAGTTCCAGAAAATCTTTCTTCGTGTCAATGGCTATCGTTTGGTTATCAAGTCGGGCATAGTCGCCGACAAAAAGTTTCGTCCTTACTACTTTATAACCTTGTGCCTTAAAATATGCAAGTTTTGCTTCGTGTTTGCCCTCTTGCTGTCTTGTGTCCGATATAATAACAAACTTATCCATTATTCACTTAAAAAGGTAAAAAGTCGTCCATTCCGCTAAAAGATTGCGGTGCGGTCGTGGTTGTTTCAGTGTCGCCGTCGTTGCCCCAATTCGCTCTTATAAGCGAAAAGCCGTCGGACGGAACTGTAATGTTAAGAGTTCTCTTGCCTTTGTATTCGGGGTTAAGCCCGATTGCCGACACCTTGTTGATTTGGATTTCGTCGCCTTTGGTTTTCTTTTCCCAATTATGCGGGGTAATCGCCAACTGCTCGCCCCAAATCGTGATTGTCGCTTCTTCATAAGCGTTTGTTACTTTGTCTTTGTATTGTATATTGAGTTTATTGCACTTGCAACTCTCAATGTACCTTACTTTACGGATTTCATACTTACTTTTGTTTTCGCCTTTCTCTACAAGATAAATCATATATGTTTCTCCTTATTTGTTTTCGTTGTATTTTTCAAAATATTCAACCACTTCATCATAGTCTTTTTGCTTGATGTCTTTTGTGGAAGCATAACCCTTGCTCACAAGAAGTTGCTTTGCTTTCTCCGCCGTAATCTCATTGTTCGCCGCAATCGCAAAAATTCTCTTGATTTGTTTCGGGGTTATCGGGTCATTGTCAGACAAAATTTCCTTTGCCCTTTCTTCGTTGCTTTCATCTTCAATGTCTTGCGTAAATGCGTCGGAAAGTCCCGCTATTGTGAGTGCCAAATCAACCACAGCCCGTTTTTTTGCCTTCTTCAACGCGCTGTTGGCACTATCAAACGCTCCCGCTACACCGAAAGAACGCTCATTTGTGTTAGCGCACCCGACACCCGTTCTTACAACTTTGCCGTCATAGTATGCGGTTGCCTTAATCTCATAGTAGAAAAACCCTTTATTATAGTCTTTGTAACTATCGGTGATTTCAGTATCATAAGCAAGGTTATATCCCATAAGGACTTTTTCCGCTCCGCTTTTCCATAATGACGGTGTTTTCGCTTTCGGCACTTTACCAAAGTCAACACCCCTTTTAAGCGTTGTCGAAAATTCTCCTATTCTCAATTCATAGTTGTTTCTTCTGGTAGAAAGTTCCGCTTTTGGTGCTTCATAAACAATAATGTCATTTTCCATTATATTTCTCCTTTAATTTTTTATTGTGTTTAAGTAAAATATCAAACCACTCATAATCGAGTGTTATCGGTTTGAAAACATATCCGTCTTTTTTTAAGTGCAATACATATTCGCACTCGGTGTTTATGCCATACTCGGCAAGTAAGTTCTTGTACCCGACCAACTGCACCGACAACGACTTCTTGTCAATTACGCTTGTTGCTTTGTAATCAATCAAAAAAATCTTTCCGTCAATCTCGCAAACAAGGTCGCATTTCCCGCAATACCCTAATTTCGCCGAAAACAGTGCCTTTTCCGTGTAAATCACTTTTGGTCGATAAGTTTTATACCACTCGACAAAACTTGCGATATAGGGCAAATATGGGCTTTCTTTCATTTCGTCATCAACTTCGCCTGTAAGCGCATAGGTTTCGCAAAGTTCGTGAACTTCCGTACCGCGTTGCTTTGCCCTGTCAAGCAAACTTTTGGACAATGCGTCTAATCTCTTAAAAGAAATCGGCTCGCAAATTTCGGTTACGCTCGGATATTCTCTTCCGTCTATTGTATATTTGTGGGTTTCTTCGTCAAAGTTAGTCGTCATCGTCATCTTCAAAAATTGAAACTTCGTCGTCCGCTCTATCGACTTCACTATCTTTGCTGCCAAACAACCAATCAAGTAACATTTTTCTTCTCCTTTATAAGTTTTTTAATTACCTTGTCAAGTGATTTTATCGGACACTTTTCATAAGTGTTTTCAAAACTCACAAAATCATAATGACCGTCCAAAAGGCACGCATATTTCGTTACTACTGAACAGCACACATCACAAGGCTTTAATTCGTGTACATACTTATGACAATTACATTCTTTACAACTCTGCGGCTTGTCTTTCTCAAAAGCATAAAACCGTTTCATTGCAGTTGCCCTTTTTTCATTTTATCGTAATAGTCCCTAATGGCAATATCCACTTGTTTCGTAAAGGATATTCCATAATACCCCTTAATATCACTCATTTTCCTATGAGTGCTTTCGCTGATTTTGATACTTCTTTTCGTTTCTTGTTTTTCTTTCGAGTTTTCCATTTCTAACCTCCAACTATTTATCATTATACCATTTATTTATCCGCTTGTCAACCACTTGCGACTACTTTGACAATGTTTTTTTATACTTTTTTTCTTGACTTTATAGGTGGTCTATGGTAGTATTTCCTTATAGATAAAACCAAATTAGGAGATTTGTTATGATTTGCCCGAATTGCAAAAGTGATGATGTAAAAATTCAAGTTGTTGCCGAACAGAAAAAGCGTGGCGTTCTCGGTGTTTGCCTTTGGCTTATTCTCGGTTTCTTTACTTGCGGTGTCGCACTTCTCTTTCCTTTACTTATAAAGAAAGGTAGTAAAACCAAACAATATGCTATTTGCCAAAATTGCGGTCATCGCTGGGAAGTTTAATTTTTCTTAACTTTTTTGCAAAAACCGCTTGACAAACGCATAAAGCAAGCATATAATAGACTTGTAATCGGTATTCGGTGAGTGATAGCATTGAGTATCGGCAACTGAATATCGGTTATCCTAAACCGCTTAAACAACCCCGCCTATCACAATAAGGGAAGTTTAAGTGGTTTTTTTATGGATAAAAGGAGATTGCCTATGGCAGAAAGAAGAATGTTTGCAAAAACAATAATAGATAGCGACGCGTTTCTTGATATGCCCTTGTCGGCACAAGCGTTATATTTTCACTTATCAATGCGTGCGGACGATGACGGTTTTATCAATAACCCGAAAAAACTGCAACGAATGGTTGGGTGCGCCGATGACGATATGAGATTGCTTGTCGCAAAGGCTTTTATTATTCCGTTCGAGAGCGGAGTTGTGGTAATTAAGCATTGGCGAATAAATAATTACATACGGAACGACCGCTATAAACCGACGAATTACACCGAAGAAATGGCGCAATTACAGGTCAAGGAAAACGGTGCTTATACCGAGAAGTTACCGCTTGGTATACCAAATGGATACCAAATGGATACCCAGTATAGGTTAGGTAAGGATAGGTTAGATAAGAATAGTATAGAAGAAAAAGACATAAATGTAGAAAAAGAAAGCCCGACGGACAAGCCGTCGTCGCCCGCTCCAAAACACAAGTATGGGCAATATAAGAATGTTTTATTGACTGAAAAGGAATATAACACGCTTATCGGAATGACCGACGGAAAGGAAGCAATAGAGTTTTTTGGAGAATACCGAGCCTACAAAGGTTACAAAGCAAAGAGCGACTATTTGGCGATAAGAAAATGGGTTTTCAACGCACTTAAAGAACAACGAACGAAGAACGGCAAGGCGAACTTCACCGAGCGTGAGTACACCAAAGAGCAGTTGGATATAATAGGACGCGTGCCGAACATTGAAGATTACGACTTATAAGGAGTGAATTATGATTATAAAATGTAAAACATTAGGGTTGATAAAACTCACGGAGGTTGAAGCAAATAACAGGATATTAGTTACACAAGGCTTGTCAATCGACGAATTAAGTAAATTATGGAAATGGTATTATAATATCCCACCTCACGAGCCTATTTATCTTACAATGCCGACAAAATTATATAATTCTACGCATATATGCAATAGACCTCCGTGTAAAAATGTTGCTGAATTATTTACTGAACAAGGCATAAAAGTAGTAGAAGAAAACTTTTAACGGTTTATAAGGAGTGAATATGAACATAGAAATTGACAAGGTATATAATATGGACTGCATTGACCTTATGCGAGAAATGGCAAAGGATGGGCAACAGGCTAACTTATTGCTGACCGATATACCATATAATGCCGTAAATAGGAAAGACAATGGGTTGCGTTTGCTTGATAAACAAAACGCTGATATTTTAACTTTTGACTTGCAACAATACTTACAATGTGCCGATAAAGTGATAAAAGACAATTTTGTTATTTTTTGTGGTAACGGGCAAATAAGTGAAATATTTAAGTTTTTCGCGGATAAAGGCTATACAACAAGACTTTTAGTGTGGGAAAAATCAAACCCGTCGCCTATGAATGGCGAATATTGTTATTTGAGCGGAATTGAAACAGCCATATATGCAAAGAAAAAGGGTGGGACATTCAACGCTTTTTGCAAAAATACTGTATTCAAACATAATTCGGGCATAAGAGAAATACACCCTACCCAAAAACCATTGTCGCTATGGTATGAACTTCTGGGCGACCTGACAAATGAGAATGATTTAGTGCTTGATACCTGTATGGGAAGTTTTACAACTGCGGTTGCTTGCCACAAAATGCAAAGGCACTTTATCGGGGCGGAACTTGACAAGGAATATTTTGCACTCGGTCAAAAACGATTGCAAGAAGTACAAAATCAAATATCAATGTTTGACTTATAAGGAGTGAAACAATGAAATTTCCAACATTTGAAGAAATTGATAAGAGTTTTTCTTCCATTCTTGTATCCCTTGCTAAAAACCGCGATAATTACGCGAGTTTCACTACCGACACATTAAAGTAAGTGTAAGTCGCCGCAACGCCCGTGTTGACAAAGGTCAGGTCGATTGATTGAGTGCCTGTACCCGCGCAAGGACAAGCGTCCCTAACTTCCACTATGGTCGCCGTTGAAAAACTTTCAATGTCCGTTGTTGCCGTAGGGGTTTGAGTTACTATACCAGTGGGGACAGCCACGCCATTGCGATAAAGTTGCAGGCTAACTTCGCCCGCCGTTGTCGTGAAAGAGCCAGAGGCACTGAACGCCACCAAATACAAGCCTTTTTTCAAGAGCCTAATCGCATTACTTCCGCTGACGTGAGAAATCGAGCAACCCGTAATGCGTGCATTGTTGTTGATAGGCATAAGTGCGCCGCTGGCAAGAGCCGTGCTTGTGTTGTTGTATGCACTTAAAGTGCTTTTACAATATTGATTATTAGACATAATAAAAATCTCCTGTTGTAAGTTAAAGGGGAGCATAGTCGCTCCCCCCGTTGTCAAGGAACGCTATCAAGCGTAAAGTGATTTAGTTGGTTAAAGCATTAAACCAAATTGTTGCCGCAACCGCAATATCCCCCGCAAAACGGCGACTGACCTGCCGAATACGTAAAGGTTGAGGGGTATCTTACGACACCCGACACTGCCTGTTGCAATTCGAGTTGGCTAATGCGCCCTTGCAAAGCGGACACTTTATCCGCATAAAGCATATCAAGGACTTTTTGAACCTGTGCGGTCGTATTTGCGTTGATTGCCGAATTGATTTGGTCGAGATGTGCGTTCGTGTTGGCGATTGCCAAACGGTTCTCGCAGCAACAATCCGCAAGTTTCGAGTTGGTCGAGTTGAACTGTTGTGCCATTTCGTAACCGAGATTACAAATCCCGCCATACACCGCGTCCGCCTTATTTTCAATGCGGTTGCCGTTGTTCATAACTTGACTTTCAAGGCGGGTGAAATTAGCCGAGTTATTTAAGTCCTCAACCGTGGCGCACCTGCTATCGTTTCCACGATTGCCCCACAAACCGTTTCCGCCCCACATTAACGCCAAAATAGCGAAAAGCCAAAGTCCACCTCCGCCAAAGCCAAAGCCGTCGTCATAGCCCCTATTCATATCCATTACGGGCTGAATACCTGTTCCTTCCATAAGATTTCTCCTTTTTGTATTTTATTTACACAACCGCCGTACGCTCGGTCGAGTATTCTATCCTTTTATTGCATTTATTATATCGTTCGGGTTTATGCCCATTTGTTTACACATTGTTTCAAAAACAAGTTTCGGGTTTTGTCCCCTGCACATTTGCATAACTTGTTGCATTTGCGGGTTTTGTCTTAAATCGCCCATTTGCATAATCCGCTTAACTTGCTGAATATTTTGCATAATTTGCGGGGGTAAACCATTAGACGTATTGAGCGGGTTCATTGACTTTCTCCTTTAATGCCTTTATTTCGTCCATAATAGCCGTCAAATCGCTTTTTAATGCGTATTCGGGTTTCGTATCGACCTCGCCCGTTTTTTCGGTTATAGCAAAGATTTTGACGGAAAATTGCCCTACGCTGTCAACTTTCTTCTCATAGATAATCGGTTTATCGTTATCAAGATATAAAATATCGCTATTATAGGGCTGTTGTCTTTGCCGCACTTCGTCTATGCCACTAACGACAATCTTGTTTGTGGTAGGCTGTTGGACGGGCGGTTGCGGTCGTTGCGCTTGTTGATTAAATTGCTGATAAGGATTATAAAAATCATACATAGTTATTTCTCCTTGATTATAATTACAACGGGCGAGCCGTTTTCTTCTTTGTCGTTTGGATAAAGCGTTGAAAAATCGAAATGAGCGGAAGTGTCGGGTTTTGCCGTAAACTCGACTTGCAATCCATTAAGTTCGTTGTAAAGTTCGATTGCCATATTGCACTTCCCCCTATACGAATTTTGCCATAAAAAAGCCCCGCTTGTTGGGTACAAACGGGGTACAAAACATATTAAATTGTCATAGCAACTTCTTTTTAAGCCGCTTTTTTCTCATATTTGCACTATCATATTCAATGTTTAAGTCTTTTGCGATTTCCCAAAGTGAGATACGCTCTACGAAAAACTTTAATGCAAGTTCCGTGTTTTCGGCGTTTAGACCGATTTCACGGCAACGGTCAATCATTTCATCGCGGGTGCAATTTTCAACGCTAAAAGGCTTTGGCTTTGATAGGTCGTCCAAAAGCCCTTGATACTCTTTATTGAGTTTCCGATACCTTGCAAGTGCCTCTATCTTTGCTTGTTCTTCATTCCCTATCCAACACACTAAAAAAGCAAGGGGGATAGAAAACAAAAGGCTGACAAAGATTGTTTGCGAAGTTGGTATTGCCGTCCATATTATAAAGTTCGTCAACTGCATACAAAACGACTTACTATGATATTGATAGACAAATTGATACCGAAGCACACAATGAGCAAAGCAAAAGGCAATACCCTCAAACCATTTCCCCGTCAAATAGCAACAAAGTGCCACCGAGCCAACGACAAGAAGATATTGCCAGAGTTTTCGCTTAAAAAATAGTTTGATTTGTAACTTATTCTTCGGCAAAAGGAACGTTGTCATCGGACAAGTGCTTAATGCACTCGGCAACATACAACAAGTCGTCGATTGCGTCGGGGAAACGCTCTTTTAAGATTTCAATCTTGTCAAGAGCCTCGTCAATGTAAAACTTTTCGTCTTTTCCGTAAAACGGCGGGCAACCTACTCCCATTTTCCACTACCTCCTCATAATTATAATATAAATATAATAGTAAGAGCCAAAAATAACACTCACTTGTCATTGCATAGTCGGTACTTACTATATATTGCGAAAGCCCACGGATTGACAAGGATAATAGTTGAGATACCGAGTGGACGATAATCACAACGCCGACATCTCTTGCCTTGCAATTCCATATTGCGCCGAGCGCAACCATACTCAATAAACCATAATATGCGGATATATTTGTATCAATTACATCAACCGCAAAACTTATAAGAATATTGCTAATTAAAATTAGACACCACGGAGCGGAAAGATATGGTTTGTGTGTTACGGCGCATAAAAAAAGCCAATAAGTGATAAATGCCGTTATCGTGTTCAAAAACCGTTTAAGCGCGATATGGCTATCAACATATTGACCGAATTTTATAATGCTCGGATTGTTTATTTTTAGCACAAATTGTTCGGGAAAGGAAAATTTTAAGACATACCACGCGCAAAGATACACGCACACAAGGTATATCATCGCACGGATAACGTTCTTGTTCATTTCCTATCCCCCTACAATTCGTAATATGCAATCAATAAGCATAAAATTAAGAGTATGAATAATCCGCTCATAATCTTATAGAGTTTCATTTTCATACCCTTTGTGTTTTGTTATCTTTTAGCGCAAAAATCGTCAAAACTGCCGATAAACGCACCGTTTGCAACAGCCGCACGGAACTCGTTAAGAAGTTCGAGTTTTGCCTGTTCTTGCTGTCTTTGTTCGGCTTCTGCTTTCTTTTGCTCGATAAACTCATCAAGCGATACAAGGCAGTTGCCGTCCGCCACTTCACGGCGATATTCCGCTTCATACATATCGTGGTCGGCTTTCGCTTTTGCGACTGCTTGTGCTTCTTCGTTTGCTTTTTGTGCTTCCGCTTCCGCATACGCCTGCTCTACAAGGTCAACGGACTTGCCGAAACCGAGAGCCTTTGCGGTTTTACGAAGAGCCACCATAATGGGGCTTTCCCAACCCGCACTCACACAACCCAAACAAAGAATTGCCATAAGTAAGCCAAACACGAGTACACCGATTATGATACTTGCCCACAAAGGGATTTGCACATTCCCATACACAATCCCACACGAAGCACCTGCGCCTGACATTGCACTTGCGATAAACGAAGCAACAATACCACATATCGTTTTAGGATTGTTTTTAAGGTAAATTGCAAAAGCACTTTGCTTTTTTGCTTTCTTTTCCTTGACAACTTTTTCCTTTGCCATAGTTTTACCTCTTTTTTTGTTTATATTTGTCGCACAAAATGCTATAAAAATAGCCCCAACTTTTGGAAGAGTTTTGACCGCAATAGGTTTAGTGGCTTCCATAAGTTTAACCGCCTTGCTTGTTTGCACCGCTACCTTTGTTACTTTAAGTGATGAAACTAAAACGACAATCGCTTTAAGTGCATAAACGGCAAGTGCAACCGATAACGCACCTGTAAATATATCGGCTATGCTTATAACAAGCGTCGATACATTTGATTTCAAGTCGCTCCGATACGCTACAAGTATTTTAAGTATCATCACAAAAGACAACAAACTTGCAATAAGCGAGCAAATTTGCCAATCTATTGAAGTTAGGCACATTGAAACAATGCCGAAAAGCAAGTCAATAACCGACAAAATAAGCAATGTTCGATTATCAAGAGTCTTTCGGACAATCTTTTGTTTCAGCACCTCTTCGTCTGACATAGTTAAAATACGGGAATATAGGGGGCTTCTGCGGGTTCTTGTACGGGGGCTTCCGTAACAACGGGCTGATCAACGACTTCGGGGGCAACTTCTTCTACGGGAGCGGGGGCGGGTACAACTTCTTCTTCCACGGGTTCTTCCACGAAAAGCATAAGATAATCAAGCGTTTTCTTTTTTGCCGAAATATCAAATGCCGCTTCTTCCTTTAAGAGAATATCCGCAAATGCGCTGATAAGCACATCGCTCCAACCGCGCTGTTCGCCGATAGCCTTTGCTTCGTTGAAAGCGTGTAAGTCGTTATCCGCAATTTCGCCTTGCAGTCTTGCAATTTCACCAAGTAATTTTTCCGAGTTTACTTTTAACATAGTTTACACTCCGTTTTTAATATTATAAAAGGCTCAAAAGTTCAAGAGCCGCTTTGTCGGGGAATATTGTTACGCCGAAAGAGTTTTGCACAAGCAACAAAATCACATATACAATCACGCCAATAATCGCCATAATTGCAAGCGATGAACAAATCACAAGTGCGGGTTTGCCGAAGTTCGCTATTTGCATAAAGACTTCGTTTACAGCGTTAAATATCGAAAGAATTATTGTAACAAGGCAATAGGGCAATGTTAAGATACACAACATAAGCACCATAAGCGGTATGCCGTACGACCTATCCGCATAGGTTTTAGGCTGTTCTCTCTCATAAACATATTCCGTGCCGTCCTTGCGACGGAAACGGCGCATATCATCAGCCTTTTCGCCCTCTTTAATAACTCTCTTCTTTTGTACTTTACGCAAGTTGGAAAAGTCAAATTCCAAAATAGGACGGAAACTCTTATAAAATGCTTCCGCTTTGTTTTGTTTTGCCTCTAACTTCTTGCGTTCTTCTTCAAGTACCTTGTTTTCAAAGTTGAGTTTTAACTCGTCTTGCTTTGTCTTTTTAATATCCGCCAAAAAGTCGCGGTTTTCACGCGTTTCTTCAACGGACTTTTCAAGAGTAAGTGCGTGGACGATTTCCTTACCCGTTTCATTTACATCGCGCTTGCCCGAAACAAAATCTTCTTGCATACGAGCAGTTGCAATGTTGGTGAACGTGGAAACTTCTTTCGGCACGTCAGGAACGGCGAGATTTGCGTTCTGCGCCACTTTCTCCGTTTCTTCGACAACTTCATCGTCAGAAAGGTTTTCGCCGATTTCAGTAGTGTTTTCGTCAGCCATTTGGTCTTTCATTTCGCTTTCAAATTCGTCAGCCCTATCTTGCCAATCCATTTTTACCCTCAATTAAAAAGCGCACAAACACATAGGTGTCTGCGCACTCACTAAATAAAGAATAGCACACAAAAGTGGTTATGTCAACACCTTTATGCCAAAAAAGTAATGATTTTTTTAATTTATTCTTCGGTATCGCCGTCAAGTGCGGTTTCGTCGGTGCTTTCTTCTTCCGCCACATATTCTTCAATTCCCGTGAGTTGCTCATTAAATTGATAATAATTAGTGCGAAGTCCGAGATATTCTTCAAGCGTTAGTGCGACTACGCCCGATAAATCTTCAAGTGGATATGCCGTAAAATTGTGCCTATCCGTGGGTTTTACAAACACCCTTGTCTTATCGTCATTATAAGTGAGCATATTTTGCTCTGCGAATTTAGTAAAATCTATGTTCATAATTACCCCTTAATAATATTGCTCAACTTTGGTAAGAGTAACATTCTTTCCAATATAAAATGCTTTTGAGTTTGGCTTATTTCCCTTTATAACAGTGATAAAATCTATGTTATTTGACGAACTGTCTATGCTTGCACGTACACTACTGTTGTTTTCTGCTGTTAGGGTAACCGACGATTCTAATTCAGTCGTTTGCGGACTTTCGTCTGCCAAAGTATAAGTTATACGTGTTTTGTATGCATTAGAAATAATTTCGTGCTGTATCGTTATCGAACCAGAATACATACCCGAACCGTCCGAAAAAGAACCTGTTGTAACGTTAATTGCGTTCACCCCGCGACTTCCCGTCCAAACAGTTTTCCACGAAACAGCACTTTCCGTGTTAATTACAACAGAAACCGCACTTGTAACAGTAATCGTTTGCGAAACTGCACTTGTTTCACCATTTGCGTATTCAGTGCCATTGATAGTAAAACTAACAAGTTTATATCCACTTGCAGGAGTTGCCGTGATTGTAAGAGTATCGCCATAATAGACAATTCCACCACTTGTGATATTGCCTGTACTTGCGTGTTGGTTAGGCGATGAAGTACGATTTACAGTAACAGTCGAGTTAGCACCTGCTTGTATCGTAAGCGAAAAAGGCTTTCCCCATACGGGAATTGTGGCTATAATTTCGCCGTCATACCCCCAACCTATATTATCAGTTGTAATAGTTTGTCCATTATACGACTTAAATCTAATACAAAATTTACCATATCTATTTGTATCAGTTACTAACACACGAATATAATAATACTCATCTCTCGACAAAGAACTTGCATTTGTTATACTACCCCAAGTGTCATTTATAAGTCCTACATAACTATCAAGTGCCGCTTTACTATATGACGATACAGAAGCCCTTGTTGCTTCGCCACTTAAACCCTTTTCTGTTACACTATATTTTAACACCGTCAAATCAGTTGCGCTATCAAAGGTTGCCGAATAGTCATGCCCTCGAAGAATGACGCTTTGCGGTGGCTCGCCAGTAACAGAATAAACAACTACTTGCTCCAAAGATAAAGTATTGTTACTAAATTTCGCATAAAACAAATACGTTGTACTTGCTTGTGTTTGCTCGCTAATAAGTTGGCTTGACGAGTTAAGCGTTTTATCATTACAAGTCACCATATTCGCCGTAATGTTATGCGTGCTTGTAAAAGTTGCTCTGGCTTGCTTTTTACCGTCAACAGTCTGTGAGAACACCGTGACCGTTTTCGTTCCTGTCGGAAAAGCAATCGTCTGCGCCGAACCACTGTTTTTTGCTATAATTTGCGTTGGTTCTACTGAATTATAATTTAGTGCCATAATCTTATATAGTTATTGTTAATGTTGTGCCCGAAAGGGAGAAAGCGGATTTCGGGACACCGCTTGCTTCACTCAAAATCTCGCTCGGTGTCCTATAATATATCCAACCATTACCGTCGAATACGCACACCTTACCTGTGTTTGAGCCTTTGTTTTCCATAACACTTGATTGCAACCAAGAGCCTTTAACATAGCCACTCGCATTTACCGAATATCCTCCCGATGTGCTACCTGTTATGACTTGCCCTTTCGTAAAAGTGTTTTCCGTGTCTAACTTTGCAAGGTTACTTGTATCAACCGTTGGAGTGTTAGTCCCCTCAGTAACACGACCATATCTGTCAACGCGTACGCTATTATAAGTTCCTGCTGTTACACCAGTGGGTTTCAAACCAATAGCACAAGAGAACTTATGCCCTTCTTCTGCCAAAGAATATCCCAGAAAGAATTGTTGGTCGAAAGTAAGGTCGCGCGCTGTCGAACCATTATAATCATCTGCGTAATAACTGACCTGAGGGTGCGTCTTGTAATAAATTGTCAATGATTGCTTTACTTTTCCCGCTGTATCTGCATTTACCGCATTATCTACCTTTATACCCTTGACATCTGCCTCACTTAATATAGTCGGTTTATTAGACAAATCGTTATAACTTCCACTTGTTGCAACGGTAGCAAGTCCAGACACCGTGGCGATTTCTTCGCCGAGTGGGTTCTCATAAACTGGAAGTGCTTCCCACATAACAGTTTTCGTGCCACCTGTTGAACTTGCTTTCTGCGCCGAATAAGATGTCGATTGTGTTAATTCGACTGTTTGCGCCGTAATACCGTTAAAAGCATTGATATAATTCGTGTTGTTCGTTGTCCAACATTCAAGCATAATCACTGGCGAGTTGTTGCCGCCAAGGTTCTTTTGCCAAATAAGAACTTCCCAAGCATTTGCAGTAGCATTCCAAATCGCCTCGCTTATACGGAAATCTTGCTCAACATTAACTCCAAGCCCGTCATAACAACCTACATTGTTATATATGCTGCTTGTGTTGAAATTGCAGGTGATAGATTTAGACATCACACCGCTTGCGTTAAAACTCGAATAACCGCCATAAAGAGTGATTTTAATCTTACCCCAAAAACTCGAACCACTTGGGAAACGCAATCTCCACATTCTATGCCAAGTGCCATCTTTGTACGAAGATGGTAGGTTGTTATATGCAGTTCCTGCACCAAGACTACCAATCATTCGCTTTATATAATAGCCTTGAAAGTTTTCCGTATTGCCGAACTTGACTTCTCCTGTAAACGTGCCACCCGACTTTGGCATAGCATTATCGGCTTTTGTGCCTTGTGCCGAGGTGGCAAACGCACTCGCATTTGTCAAAACAGTTCCCAAATCAATCGTTCCCGAACCTGTTACTGTCCCTTTTGTTGCACCATTCATTTTAACAGCAACCGAGGTTACCGTACCAGTATTTTTCGTAAAGCCCCAGCCCGAAACGGTGCTTTCGGTTACAGCCGCAGGAATTGTCGGTGGGTCGGCAAGAACGGCATACGGGATTTTGATTTCTTCCGTGCCGTTCGCCGTTTTCCTTATAGGTTTATAGGTTGCCATACTGCATACCCCCTAATTGTTTATTGTAATTCAAAGAAAAGTCCGCCGACCATAAGGTCATTACTCGGCGCGTTCTGCCCCGTAGTACCCCACTCAACCGACTCGCCACCTGCCGTTACTCGACCTTTTGCGTCAACAGTTACTGCGGAATATGAGCCAGCCGTTACACCAGTGTTACGCAAGTCTATATCCATAGGGCTGGTAGAAGTGGCGCGGGTGAAATTAAATGCTGTTGGTATAAAGTTTAAGGTCTGACTTGTAGAACCGTCATATTGTACTATGTATCCCCCTATTTCATCAGTGAAAGTTACAATCAACTTATTAGCAACTTTCGACGCCGTTGTTGCAGTGTCAGCATTTACCGCATTATCTACTTTTGTGGTTTTAATATCATCTATAAGAGCAATAGACTTTGTTACAACAGAAATAGTAGTACCGTCAGAAACTTGATATTCGTATTGTGGGCGGCGCGGAGTTCCATCTCCTCCTCTAATATAAGTAGTGTAAGCAAATGAGCCTATATGTAAATCTCTACCGTCCATAGTACAAATAGGTGTACCAAGTAGGCTTTTAATTCGATTAACATCTATTTCGTCATTAAATCTCTTTCTTGCCGTAATTGTTTGTTCTGTATCTGTTGTTACATAGTTGGTCGGAATATCGGTTTTAAGCGCAAAATCACCGACTTTCTTTTTACTATCTACAAGTGTCTTATTAGTGCTATCATATTGCACCAAATTGCCCCCGACAAGATTAGTGCGGGTTGCAAGCGTTTGAAGTCCGCTCTTTGTGGTGTCAATGTTTCCCGCCGCGTCAAGCACAACCTTGCCGACTTGCGCCATTCCGTCGCCGTCAAAGACAAGCGCACCTGAATTAGTGCCGTCGTATTTAGGCACAACCAAACCAGCAGGGCTTGTAAGTTTTGTGGTGTTTCCGTGGGCAACTTCAATCAACTTATCCTTGACTTGAAGCGTGGTGCTATCAATCGTGGTCGTTGTTCCGTTGACCGTGAGATTTCCGCCAACTGTTACGCCACCATTGACCGACAAATTGCCCGTAATCGTGCCACCCGTCTTGTCAAGTTTTTTACCGTCTTGCGTGTCCACATAGGTTTTTGTCGCATAGCCCTTGTCCGCAATCGCAACTTGCAAATTGCTACCCGTGAGCGTTGTAACAAAATCGCCGTTATTAAAGGTAACTTCCTTGTCCGCCGAGCCGTCAAAAGTTATGGACTTTTCAGAGTTTGTGCTATCATTGCCTACAACACGAAGCGCGCGCGTCGTCTTTCCCGCTTCCTTGACAACTTTGTTTGCGTCCGCCGTATTATCTACATTACCAAGTCCTATATTCGCCTTTGTAATATTTACATTGCCTTTGCGATAGGCGGTTTCCGCGTCGCCCTTAACGCCCGTAACACCACCTGTCTGTGCAACTTGCATAACTTCGGCAAGTGCGCCCTCAACATTCGTTGAAGTAAAGTTATTAGCGGTATCGGCAAGCGTAACTTGTTCCGCACTCGTTTCGGGCAAAACTTGCACAAGTGTTCCTTGTGCGTCCACTACTCTATGGATTTTTCTTTTTTCAGCCATAAAATATCTCCTTAATCTTCGCTATAAATATAATCGCCGACACTCAAATCCGCCGAGTTTACGCTCTTGTGGCTCTTTGCGTCAACTATTTTAGTGTTTAAGTCCTTAATCTCTTGCAAGGACATTCGGAAACCTTGATTTCCCTTGTTGACATAGACAAAAGCTTGCTGCCGAAAACCTTTGGTGTTTGCGGTTGGGTCAATGCGTGCAAAACCGCCCAACTCCAACGGCACGGCTTTCACTTGCTCCGCCGTCGTTTGGTGCGGGTTATTCATATTGAGAACGTGGTCGCGGAAATATTGCGGCTCTGCCCCGCTCAAATTCGTATAAGCGGACAAGGTGGTATCGTCTGCGGCAAGGCTCACATTTGCGTTTTTACGCCCTAAAACATCGGCGGTAACACTTGCACCCTGCGGCTCTTCAATTTTGACATTTACGTCCTTTTTTGAGCCGTCCGCGCCTATCTCAACATTTATATTGTCTTTCCCAACGACATCAACATAGACATCTACGCCGAAATCGTTAGCGTCATTGATTAGTGGCAACTTAATACCTCAACATTTTGATTTGCACAAATGGTTTTAATGTTCTCTTCGCCGTTCTCATCTTTGCCGTAATAGGTGATACAGAACACATAATCGCCCCTTGTAAGTTTCTCGCTATCCACTTCGTCAATATCAATAATGATTTGGACGAACTTTGTGTCAGAAACGGGGTCTGTTTGTTGCTCCAAGTTGTTATAAGTGTAAGAAAGCACTTCCGCGCCCTTGCGGTCATAGAAATGCACTTCAATGCGGTCGCCCGTGGCAACTTCTAAATTATCAAACTTATATCTTAATGATACAGTGTTTTTGACATACCAATGCCACTTTTCATCTTCATACCACGGTGAGTTTTTGGTTTCAATTTGTATATCGTTCATCGTTTATCTCCGTCTATTATATATGAATTGTAGAGAGTATTCGTAAACCTACCTTTCCGAGCGCAGGCGAAAGCGTACGAACCACGCACGGATAATAATGGGGAGTATCATTTGCCGAAACTACCAAAGGCAAGATAGTGGTATCATTTATTTTTGGCGTTATAACAAATGAATTTGCTCCGCCTGTTGTAAGCGGAACTTCAAAGTAAGTCGATGTGGATATACTTGAAACAACAATTTTTTCGTTTCCACTATATCCAACAAAAGAAGCATACCCACCCCCGCCAACAAGATTTTTGAAAGCGAACTTCTTTGTTTTCACGCCATTGACGGTCGCGCCGTCCACGAACTCAACTGCGGGCGTGCCACTCCCTGCGATTTGACTTATATCGGGGGCTTGCGTAAGTCCGTCCGCAATAATCTCGGTGTACAAGCCACTTTCAATCGGTGAGTTAATTGCGCTCGGTGCAACTAAATCGCCAACCGCATATTCCTGTCCCGAATTGATTGTGCTGGTGTCTATTTTTTTAGGTGTAAAATTTGCCATAAATACCTCAATATTCTAAAAGAGTGAGCCTTTGCCAACAAGCACCGTCATAGAAAGGCTCTACCCCAATAATCAAAAAGTCTTTTGGTGTCCCGTCAATGTTTTTCGACATAGGCGTATCGCCACTAACCGAGTTGACATAAGGGCGCACAACTTCACCGATTTTGAATATCATTGACTTGTCGTTGCTTTCAACGCTCTTAACCAAATTGCCGTCAGTGTCATAATATTCGCCATATTCTACTAATAGTTTAGCAGTTTCTTTGCCATTTGTCCACTTATTTATAATTTTATTTGCGAGAAAAGTGCCGATTTTTTCAGTGGTTTCCCCGATTGTTATTTTAGTTTCCGTTTGATAAAGTTCATTATATGATAAACTTTGTGCAAAAGTTCCCGTACCGATTGAAACGGGTGCGCTTGATACTTGAAATTGTTGCCCAGCAATGCTTGCCGAAACGGATTGTACCAAATATCTATCATAAATGTATGTAAATCCCGTATATTCCGACGAGTAAGGATATGTATGGTTATAGTCATAAACAATCCCAAACGCCAAAGACAAGTTGTTAGAAGTTGTGCCGTCTAATAGTACACCTAACTCAAATTTCGGCGCATATCCTTGTTCTCCGTCTTTTAATTCAACGCTAACATTCCTAAACGCGGCATAGTTGTCATAATATTGAGCGACATTGCCCGTAATTGCTCCCGTTTTAGTATCTCCGCCACCGCCTTTACGACCTCTGCCCGTTGTGTAATTGTAATCAAAGGACAACGCTTGCGATAAATCAATGGGCGACGAAATAGGCACATTTACTTGAAAATATGCAATATAATAGTCATCTCCTTGCCCAAGGTATTTTGTGTTGGAAAACACCCTTTCTTTAAGCGTAAGCCCCGTGTTTCGTGCCGTGAGTTGTTCCGCAGTCAATGGCGCACGCGAATAAGTACATTCTTCACTCGTATATCCACTAAAACCCGTATTGCCAACCGACGTGTTGGAAACGACCGCAATGTTGTTCTCCGAAAAGTTTACGGTCTTTATCTCGTTATTGACAATTTTGTTATTATCAATATCGCCGTATATGTTTTTTGCTTTAATTACTATTGCCATAATCACGAAAGAAGTTGCGTGTCGATGACGATTTTGCCGTCCGCACCCATATACATATACAATCCACATAGATTGCAAAGTTTATCAAATGCCGCCCACACTTTTGATTGTTCCAAAAACGGATATTTTATTGTGGTTGACGACATTATCGTTTCCGCATTTGCCGTAATAGCAAACTCATATTTCGTTACATAAGCCTTTAACCTTTCAAAAACAGCCTTTGCGGTCATCGGCGTTGTACTCATTTTAATCTCGTTGCTTTCGGTTTCTTGTAATTCCAAAAGCCCGTCGGACAATTCAAGGTCGATGTTAAAGTTGTTTACATCGTATTTTAAGTCAGAAATAAGCATTTTAGCGACACTTTGTTGTTTGTTTGCCGTGGAGTTCTTAATTATAAACTCAACGGGGCTATTGCGCCCTATGGTCTTATTTTGCACATATCCAAGCAACTCGCCGCCGTCGTCTTTCACTTTAAGCGACGCAGTGCCCGACATAACGCCGAAAATAGGCTTGTTGTTTGTCGGTCTATCGCTTTGAGATATATCCATATCAACCATATTTATTTTATCAACCGCATATCTTACACCTATGTTAATGCCGCTGATAATAGTGGGGTATTTGCCGTTTTTTGAGCCTGCGTCGTCCATACCCGCACTTACACTTATATGATATAATGGCACGTTTTCATACGTCCCAATGCTTTCCGTCTTTGTTGCAACTGGAAAATATGTAATTGCGCTATCTATATCAAAATATTGTCCGTTAATATATATACTTGCGGTTGTGTTTCCAAACGCTCTTTTTGCGGGGTAGCGGTTATTATAGGTGTCAAACGCAATGGTAAGTCCTTGTGCGGGAGCGGCACAAATGATATATACATCATAAACACCCGTCCCCGAAATGCTATATATGCTTACTATCGAATAACCGACCTTATTAGGCGCAAAAGTATGCCCCCCGCCCAACTTGCTATGACTTAACAAAAACGGGGTTGCGCCGACATTTGCCTGTGTATTACACACGCTAAAAATATCCGCCGTGTTTGGCACAAGATAAGTGCCGTCGCGTTCATAGGTCGCTGCCGAAATCTCGTTTGTTGCCGCGCTTATGGACTTTATTATTGCCGAATACTCAATCATACACTTGCTCTCCAAATAGCATAAAGAGTAGTATTCTTATAAATAAGATATTCTTCGCCGTTAAGATAGTTAAAGGTCGAGCCGTCCGCCGAAGTTCCCCACTTAACGAACTCATATCCGTTCCTTGTGGGCGTTAAGCCATTGCCTATAACAACATTCGTGTTTTTCGGAATTTCGCGGCTTGTGGGCATTTGTGCGACCGTATCAGTGGTGTTTGCATTGTAAGTCAACGAAACATAGTCAAGGTCGTTGTTTGTGCCGACAAGTTCAATCTCATAATTGAGCAACCCAAGCACTTTGAGTTTTTGTTGATAGATTTCGGGATAATCGTTAGGCGAAAAATACATCTTGTTTGTTACCCTTGTATCGCTCTCAACATCATAACAAGTAACCGTAAACTCATTCTTGCTATTGATAAGTTGGATAAGTCGCCTATAAACATCAATATCCATATAGTTAAAAGATATTTTAAGGCGGGGAGTAACAAAGGTTGCATAGGAATTAAGGTTGCCCATTGCGCCCGTTTGCGACCTTGTGGGGCTTTTCACATAGGTTTTTGCCTCATAATAAGTAAAAGTGGAATAGGACGAGAACTTCTCCCCGTCTATTTCCACTAAATCAAGCCTTGTTCTATTATAGTTGTCTTGCAATGCTTGCGGCAATCTCGCAAGTTGTTCAGCCGTTAATGCCATAATCTACCTCATACCTTTGCAAAGTCAAGTCCTCTACGGGTTGCCGATTTCCTTGTGATTTCAAAAAGCGTATCTTCGCCGATTTTCACCGTGATAGGTTGCGCTGTTTCGTGTCCGCCGACCTGTTGCATTGTCGAAAGTGCCGAAAGCATACCGCCATAAATCGCTTGTTGCAGTTGTTGCATATTCATAACCGCCGATTGACCGCTTCCAACATTTGTTACAAGTTCCGCACCACGCTCGCCTGCAAGGAACAATGAGCCTGTATCGGGAAGTCCACCCGTCGCATAAGTGCCGATATTGAATAAGCCCTTAAAGAAGTTCTTAATGCCTTTACCGCGACCGCCTCTATTCCATAAGTTTTTGGTAAACCCATAATTAAAGTAACCCTTTACTCTTTCGCCAAAGCCCGAAAAATCAAGCGTAAGGATAGATTTGAGTATATCCAAAAAGGTTTTAGCAATGCCTACAATCGTCGTAAGTATGCCTGCAAAAACGGCAAGCGACGAATATATAATACTCTTTGAAAAGTCAAGGTTAAGGATAACTTTTATTGCGTTTATCAATGCGCCAAGCGTTTCCCATAATTGTTTGCCGAAATTGATACTTGCTTTCATAACGGTGAGAATTACATCGCCGTACTCCCCAAAGATAGACTTAACAAATTCCCAAGCCTTTCCAAGCGCGGCTACAACGGCTTTAAGTGCTTCTTTGAACGAAGTTATGACCGCCTTGATTTTTTCCAATTTAGGCGCGTTTTTCGCCATTTTCTCGGTATCTACCGCAGCCTTTTCAAACCCGCCGTAACTGCTTTGCTGTAAAACATTGAATTTATCAAAGGGCAAAAGGTTTACCGCCTTATTATATTGCTCTTGATATTCGGTGTTTACTTTGGTGTACTCGCCCGCGCCTTTTAAGTAGGCGATTGTTTCCGCAAGTTTATTATTTAATTGTGTAAATGAATTTACAATCTGGATAAGTGCGGGGGCAATGCTTTCCAAAATCGGCGCAAAAGCGGCTGTGAAACTCATCTTAAAGTTTCGTCCCGCCGAAGTCAACGCCGTCATTGTCTGCTCAAATTTCGGGCTAAACTCCGCAAAGGCTTGCAAGCCCTGCCTTATTGTTTGAACAATGCCCTTAATTGCCGCACGAATTGCACGATAAATAGCGACACGGACGATTGCCTTGCCGAGTTTCCCGCCAAAACCCGAAGCCTTGCTCTTCTTTTCTTCTTTATCTTCACGGTCGCCGAGTTTCTTTATAACCTCGCCAACGCTCTTAACTTTTTGCTTAAACTTTTCCCAAAGGATTATATGCTTTTTTTGTTCCTCGTTGGCTTTGATTTCAGGTTCGATAACACCTTTTTCGATAAATACAGCGGCACTATCTTTTGCGGACTTGCCACTCTCTTCAAATATGCTATCAATGGCTTTCTTGACTTCATTCGACTTACCTTTTGTGGTAATAGTGATTTTATCAAGTGTTCCCGTTATTGTTTGTTTGACCGACGTTAAGTCCTTGCCGATATATTGATAGGAAGTTTTGGAATTTGCGCCGAAAATAGTGCTTTCAAGTGCCTGTTTTGTTTTACGCGCTTCCTTTGCTATTTCTTTGTAAGATTGCAAGGTCGCCTGTGCAGCGTCTTGTTCTTTTTGCAACTCTTCCGCTCTTAATTGAAACGGATTTCCACTCGCGCCGTCAAAGATTTTTTGAGAATATTCAAGGTTTTCGTCAATCGCCTGTTGGCGTTGTTTCATCACCTTTTGCAGTTTCTTCTTTTCTTCTGCAATATCAATGTCGCCACCAAAAACAGCCCCGTCTTTAAGTTCAGGGGCAACCGCTTTTTGTACTTGTTTCGCCGCTTGTTTAAGTTCGGAAACATTTACATTGATTTTTAAGTGCGACAAAGTTTCCAAGTTTTTCATAAACTCGGAAGATAACACTTTATCAAGGGCGGCTAAACTACTTGATAAGTCCTTTATGTTTTTAATATCGGAACTTGATAGGTCGCCAACTTCTATCCCTAATTTCAGGCTATCAATTTCGTTGTTATCCGCCATTTAGCACCTCATTTATTTTTTACCTAAATTCGCAAAAAAGTCCCACGCTCTTTGGCGTTCTTTTTCAACCCACGCTTCGTCTTTTGCTTTTTCGGTATAATTTTCGTCGTTCTTCTTAATTTGGGGCAAGTCGGGGTATTTCGGGGGTGAGTGCTTTGAATATCCCATAATCACGGGAGTGGAAGCAAGTGCGGCTCTAACATAAAGACCGATTGCCCACGCACTTTGCACCATTCTATTACTCTCATCTTCCATACGCTCTTGATATGCCTTAAAATCAAGTTGTATATCGTGTGGGGTGAGTTCCCAAAATTCTCGCCGAGTGCCTCCGATTTTGAGGTATGGCAGTAAAAATTCATTCTCTATCCAAGATGAAAAACTACCATACTCTCGCACGGATTTGTTTTTTGTTTGTGTGGGGTTATCCCCGATTATTTCTTGCTCTTGCCCATTGACTGAAAAAAACTGCACTCTTGAAAGCCCGTAAGCAAGGGGAATAAATCTTCAAACGAGCCACCATTTGCAAGGTGAGCGTCGATTTCCGCACCTGCTTTGTCAACGTCCATATCCGCTACAAAGGCAAACAAGGAAAGAATGGTTGACATAGGATTGTTTTCAAGTTCAAGGGGGTTAAGCCCGTATTCCTTTTCCGCTGTGCAAAGGGCATAAAAACCGAACTTTGCAAAGTCATAGGAATACTCTTTGTTGTTGATAGTGATTTTAATGGAAGTTTTACTCATTTACATTTCTCCATTTCAAGTGATTATTCGGTGTAAGTGGGGTCGTCCGCAAAAACGGGTTCGCTCGTGGGAACGATATAAACCGAAGTTTCCAAAAGCGAGTTGGCTTCCGCCGACGGAATACCCATTTCCGACGGGTCGCCCGTAAAGAAAATCGACTTATCGAATTTCGGAATATCCACGCAATACCACATTTGTTTGCCGTCCGTGAGATTGTTACGAGCCGTAATCATAACCGACCACGCGTCGTACAAATCTTGCGTAAGGTTCGCGTTGAACTCCAAAGCCCCGCCAATATCTTTAAGCAACTTAACATAACTCGTATATTCGAGATTGTCAAAAGTCGTTGCGTCAGCCGTGTTAGGTTGGGGGTTAAAGTCGGGGATAGATTTTAAGTCGGGCAAAACCGTATATCCCGTAGTAGGACGAGTGCCTTTGGTGGCTTCCGTCGCATAGGAAATCTTAATACCGATAGAGGTCAAAGCAATTCCCATAGTTTTTTATTCTCCTTAAAGTTATTTACTCATTGATAGCCGAGTATGGCTTGATAACAGTAAAAACAAAGCGTGGGACGGTCTGGTAGTTTGCCGAGCCATTTGACACGGGCATACCAAAAGGCGCACCGCCAACCTTGTTTACAAGTCTTATATTTTTGTTATATGCAATCGTGGCTTCCTTATCTTCAAAGAGTTTAGAAACCTTTTTGCCAAGCAATTCCGCACCTTGTTGTGCGCCGTAAGGCACTCCGTTATACTTAATCCCGTCTTTCCAATAGCAATAGAATTGTACGGGATAATCGGTTGCGTGTTCCGCATTAAAGGTCGAGGCGCGTGCCGTATCGTCATCGCTTATAACATAAAGAGATACTTGCGGGCTTTCAATCTTTGTTTCTTTTGAGTATGCTCTAACGACTTTAATTTTGGCGGGGAAACCGCCGTCCGATTGAAGTCCTTTATTTATATACTCAATTAAGTCTTTAAGAAATTCGTCCATAAGTTCTCCTTAACGCATAAAGCGTCTTTTGCCGACGCCGCGAAGAGCGTCTTTTGCTATTTTAACACAATTTTTCCGCAAATAGTCGCCAGCCTTGTAAAGCCCTGCAATCGGAGCAAAACCATTCCACGGCTCGGCTTCTCTATCATATAACTTTTGATAATAGTTATATACCCAGCCGTCGGTTGAAAGGATTTGTCCGTGGCTGATAAAAGTGCGGTTTTCGGTGGGAAGTTTCCCTTTGTAATCGCCTAACTCGCCAAGTATGCCCGTGCCAAATTCGGCATAATAAACGCCCTTGCCTGTCGCGGTAATTTCGTTGCGCCCCGTATATCTTTCGTGCGAGCCAACTATAATTGTAAAGTCTTTCGCATACGGGGTGTCCCATACCTTTTGACCGTTTTCAAAATGATATTTGTGGAACTCGTCATCGGCGACGTTTCGTCCCGCGTCCGCTAATGCCCCGCCAATCACTCGGCGATATTCTTCATTGTCATCTGCCAAATAGTTTACCGCTTTTGTAAATCTTTGAAGCCCGCGTTTGTCTATCATTTTTCTTCCGTTCTTGCCGACAAATAAACTCTTGTAAATTTATTGACGACGGTAGGTGGGCGGCTAACAAAGGCGTTTGCCCCGTCGCCACTTACATAGTCTTTTGATTTGGTATTCGGCATTGCCCCGTCCACATAGAAAAGGTCTTTTTCGCCAATCGGAAATTTGCTTTCATATATCCCCACGGGTATCATCACTTTCCAAGTGGAAGAACTATCTTCACCAAATACTTTAATATCATTATACTCGGTAATAGGCTGACAAGTAAAGTAATTAAAAGAAGTTTTTATTTTAATAGGTGCAAGATATGACGGCGAGCCGTATTCGTTCACGCCATTATATCGACACCACCAAACATAACTACCTAATCTCATTTGACTTCACCTGCCAATGGAACAAGCCTTGCCCTTAACCCATTGCTTATCATAGTTGCGTCATAAACAATGGAAAGCCCGTTTTCACTGTAAGAGCGAGCATTTACGCCATTCCTTTCAAGGATTTCTTGCATACAATCTCTCACCCAGCCGACCGCACGGGGACGAGTTTCTGGGATTGCCACGATTTCGTGAGCATAGGGGAAAGATATGTCAAGATAAATGCCAAGTGCTTTATTGTAAAGCCTATCGACTTCATCTTCCGACAAATAATCGTGTTCGTTTTTGAACTCGTCTTTCATATTGTCAACCAGTGAATTTATATCTGCCATATCTTATCTCCTAAAATCTCATTGTTAGTAATTAGCCGCGGCTAATGATACGAGCGATAGGAATTGCTCTGTGGGGGTAAGTAACCGTGCCGTCAGCCGATTTTGCGATAGCCCAGTTCGCGCCACCTTGCAAATCCGCGTCCGTCGGGGAAGTGCCGCCGTCTTTCGTGAACGAAATGCCACGCGGTGCAAACATTTTGCGTTGTCTGCTGTAAAGGAAAGTTTTGCCGCCTTTGGCTTTGGGGTCTCTTGCCATTTCATAGGGAACTTCAACGCCAACATCGGCATACTCAAACGCGCCGCGACCGAGAATGTAAGTGGTGTAGGTTGCGCCCGTAAGTTCGTAATAGTTCGAGTTGGACGGATTGCCCGTGGGTGCAGAAACAACGGTGTAGTTGCCGCTACTGTCTTTGGTGAAGTACACTTTGCCCGCCTGAACGGTCGTGTCGGCAGAAGCGGTGTAAATAGGAACAACGGGCATATTGTCGTCAACAAGGACAACCCTGCCGTTCCAAGTTGCAAGAGAAAGGTCGCGCTGTACGCCGTTTGCGTCGGTGTATTTCAGGTATTCCAAAAGGTTTTGGTTTTCAAGGCTCGTGGCGACCGCGCTGTGCATAATTGCAACGGTGAAAGCGTTTTTGTTGTCGCCGCCCGCACGCTGAATTGCCGTGTTGAGCGTGGTTACGCCAACTTTGTTGTCGGTTGCGCCCGAAATATCGTATGAGTGTGCCGCAACGAATTTCTTGCCGTCCGCGTCGCTCATAGCGAAAATGCCCGCGAGTTCAGCAAGGAGCGTGTTTTGGTCGATGTTATCCCAATAGTGGGCAACTTCATTTGCAAGGGGCAAGAAGTTTTCGCCGCCCGTAATATCGGACGAAAAGTCGAGTTCGCTCCAAGCATTTGCACGACCGATGATGACTTTCTTTTGCGAAATGGTCGAGCGAGAACTTGCGTCGATGTCGGTTGCGCCGTCATAGTTTACAGGGTTGCCGCCGAGTGCGCCTTTAATAGGTTCGGTAACGATGTGCGAGCCAACTTGTTCGGAACATCTTGCTCTCATATCGCCCGAAACATTTACGAAAACACCTGCTTTAAGAAGTTCATTCCTGCGCAGGTCGGATACGGTCTGCGTATATCTTTCAAATACTTCGCCGTTAAAAATTTTGCTATCAAAAACTGCCATTTTAGTTTTCTCCTAATAATTATTTTTGGTTTAAGATTTGCCGATACAGTGCGGGATTACTATCACGAAGTTCGTTAAGTTCTCTCATAGAGTAATCGGTAAGTTTTTTAGGTTTCCCGTCGGGACTTGCTTGCGGTAATTTTACACTATTTTTCAAGTTTTCCGCATTATTTTGTGCGACTATTTTTTCTATGCGGGTTTTCATAATTTGTGCATATATCGCAGGGTCGTCAGAGTTCGCCATAATTTGTTGTGTTTCCTCGGCGTCATAGCCGTTTGCCAAAAGTTTCTTCTCAAACGCGTTCTTTTGGTTTTCTTTGGTAAGAATATCCAACTGCGCTTGCAAAGCGTTCCATTCTTCTTGTCGTTTTTCTTCTTCCGACATAGACGCTTGCCTTATTTTTTCGAGTTCCGCTTTTGCGTCGGTAGCGACTTTTTCCGTTGCCTTGAACTTATCAATGGAAACATATCCGCCGCCTGAAAGGTCAACAAACTTTTTGTTTGCGAGTGCGGTATTGATTTCTTCAATCGTCATACCGTCTTTGTAATTTTCGCCGAGTAAATCTTTGAGTTCCATAATGCTCCGTCGGTCAGCCTTGATTTGTAAACGCGAAGTGGCTCTCCGCATAGACCGCCTTGTATTTATATCTCTGCAAGGTCGAGAAATTTATATATGTGTTAGCCTTTCGGCTTTGCAACCGCCTTATTTTTGTTGTAATCGTTTTGTCCGTCGTTATTATCGCCGTTTCCAACGATTTTTTGGGTTGCGGCAAGGGTTTGTTCCGCCTTTTCCGCTTCCTTTTGTTCTTTTTGGTCGATATATTGTTGCCACTTAAAGCCGTCAGTGTGCGCGTCCATTGATAACCCAGTGTCTGTCAAAATCATTTCGGGCGGCATACCAATGTTGTACAAGTTGTTCGCCGCTTGCGCTTTGGACAAAATATCGTCATTCGGGTTGATGTTGTATTTGATTTCAATTTGGCTTGCCGAAAGTTCATCAACTTTGGTGTCGGGGACAGTACGGCAAATATCAAGGATAAGTTTCAGCAAAGCATAGTCGCTTTTTTTCATACCGATAATATCGCCCTTGATTTTTGTGTAAGCATTTTCCCAGCCGCCGCCAAGAAGTCTTGCCTTGCCAGTTTGCCCGCCTGTGGTTGTAACACCGCTTGCAATAGGCACACCCGCTATATCGTATGCTTTGGTTACTCTTTGTTCATAAAATACATTGACGTCCGAGTGGTTCATTTTCACTTCAAGAGTGTAAACCTTGCTCGGCATATTCGGGTCGCCCGAAGATTTTACTTTAATCGTGCCGCCGCGTCGCATTGCCTTTACGGTTTCCTCGTCAACTTCCACATTCTCAAAGACAAGGATATTGTTTACGGTGTCAATGATTGCGTCGGCACTATTTGAAACGATAAGGTTGATTACATCAAGCAAGTCCTTGTTGGTTTCAATAATACCCATACGCTCTTTATTACGAGCGTGTTCAATGATAGGAAGTTTAGTAAATGCGTTTTTAGTGATTTCCGAAATGGCATAATCCCCGCTAAAAGGCACGGAAGTTGTGCCAAGATAAGACCCCTCGCATTTAAGTGTAAATTTACCATTGTTAATGAGAAATTCGCACTTGTCATTTGCGTCGTCAACAATAATGCTCACGCAAAACAGCGGTTCTTCGCCATAATAGTTAGAATATACAACAAAGTTATAGCGGGGGTCAACATCTTCACAAATGAACGGCGACATAGTGTCTTTATCGTACTCTTTACTATATCTCGCTCTATTGTTTTCGTCATATTCGATAATATCGGTGCGGGGAACACAATAAGTCGTGCCAACGCCCACCGCATACATCATTTTTTTGGTTTCACGGAAAGCAGTGAAAAATCCGCTATCTTCAAGAAAATTGTCAAGATAGGTAAGGTCGTCGCTCTCAACGTCAGATTTGTGCGTTAATTGCATTTCATCGCCCATTAAAAAGTCAACCTTAAAGGTTACTTGTGCATTTGCGTGGTTTTCAACAACGCGCTGATTTGCGTCGGTATTTGTTGCGTCGTCGCCAAGAAACGCCCTTGTTTTGGTACGAATATCCTGCTTGCCAACAAAATAGTTATATAAGTAATCTTCTTTGATAACGTTAAGATTATGAACTTGCAAACAAAACGGCATATATTTCGTATATACCGAGATAAGTTCTTTTATTTCAAACGCAGAAAACTCCTCTTTGGTAAAGGGGATTTTGATTTTTTTAATACCGCCGTAATCGAATATCACGTTATACCTCAATAGAAAGAGCGCAAACCACTGTCTGCGCAATAGAAATCAGTTATTTTGTTTTTGCTTAAAACTATATTTAATTACTCTACGGCAATTATCACAAAAAGTTTTATGTGTGTAGTGTCGCATATCAAAGTCCACCTCAAATCCGTCGGGAACTTCAATATCAAGCGGCTTATCAGCCCGTTTGCAACAAGGGCAAATTACATACTTCTCCATAATCGCAGTGTCCTTATTTTTATATTATCAAACCTTTTTTATATTTGTCAACATATTTTTAATAAAAAAAGTAATATTTATCGGCGAGTTTCAAGCACCTCAATCGCTCCCATTTTCACACCATTGCTTACAAAAGCCTTTGCAAACATCGAAATCATATCAATTCCGTCGTCGTTTTTGCCGTCATAAGCATAGCAAACAACGTGGCGCATAAGTTGTCCCATATTTGAACTTTCGGGGAACATTTTTCGGTCAGGGAAACGAATACGCTCCAAAATTGCGCTTTGGGTATTAAATATCCTTACTTCTTTATTTTCATAAGAGTATTGCGGTATAATATTGCACGACCACCCAAGTGCCGCAAGCCTTTTCCTTATCTCGCTTACAATCATTGAGTTCGTGTTTGTTTCTACGACAAGGTTAGTTGTCTTGTGGAAAACCATTTTTTCGCAAATATAATCCAACAACTCTTTATCGGCGATTTTCCCGTCAAGCGGTTTCTTTTCATAAACGCAATCGGTGAAGAAAAAGTCCTTGCTCTTGTTATCCCGATAGAAAATACCAAGCGCGGCATAGTTGTTTCCTTTTCTCGGCAAGTCAAGTGCCGCCCACGAAAAATCACTTCTTGTGCCACCGTTGCACTCTTTTGCGGGCAAATCCGTATATAATCTTAAATTATCCCAATAATAGGGCGTTCCCTCTGGCGGTAATGGCGATTGTTGTTCCATTGCCATAAAGGTACGCATATCTCTATTGCGTTCTTCCCTTGCTTCCGCTGTTGAGTATTTTGCGGGGTAAGTGCTTTCATCGGTGTCAAAGTCAAGTTTAGGGCAGGACACCGAAACAAATCGAGTGTTTTCGTTCACGTATGTGTACTTAAATCGAGTATCGGGAACGGCTTTTTTTGCGCCAAACTTTTCCTTGTATCTTGACAAAAAGTCATAAATTGAATAGGCTGTGCCGCCCGCTATCTCAAATGAGTTATACTGGTCGTACTCACGCTTTTTCCAACAATCGTTATATCTCGCCCAGTCCTTGTCGTGTTCATTGATATTTTCCTTGTCTTTCGACCTACAAATATCATCATAAAATCTATACTTAAAGCGACCGCCGTCAATAGCGGTTTCTTTTCCGCAACAAAGGAATGATTTAGGGCGTTTAGAGCCGTTTATTACCAAAATGCCCTGATTGCCCTGACTTATTCTACAAATGGAAAAAATCTCTTCCTTGCCGTTAAATTGCGCGTAATATGGGAACACTTTGGCATATCTCGCACTACTCATTGTATTGACTATGCCCGTCATAACGTCCGACACAAGCGTGGGGTTGCCCACCACTTTCATTACATCATTGTTTATAGGGTTTATACCAAATATAAAAGATATGGCTTCAATGTCCGAAAAGGACTTGCCAAACCCCGTCGGATATTGTTTACATATATGTTTTATAGAGCCGTCAAGCACCATTTTGTTTATATAGAAGTAAAGCCCCTCAAAGCAAGGCATTACATTTTCCCACACCCTATCTTTCGGGTCGGTATCAAATTCCATATAAAGGGCAAAGTGTTTAAGCGAGCGAAACGCCGCGAGCGCATAAAAGTTATCGTAAAGTTCCATATACTTATTCAATAACTTTGTGTTTTCGGGCGATTTTTTCGCAATCTTGCTCAATTTTTCCACTTTGGCATATAAAGGCAATAGGTGATTAGAAATAATGCACCTAATATGAGAGCGAATTTCCGCTTCCGCCGTTTTATTCTCTTGTGGCACTAAAACTTTATGAATTTGTTGCCAATAGGCAGTGTAAAGAATATCAAAAAGTTGTGAAACGGTTTCATCATCGTCCCACAACGCTTTTTTATTAAGTCGCTTATTAAGTTCTTTATTACAAATGTTTATTGTATTTGCATAATTATCTACGCTCATAATGCAAAAAAAACAAAGGAGTGGGCGACTTTTGGTACGGTGTCGCCCAAACCGCATAAAGGAGTTATAAATGTACAAACAACAATGCCGAAGCAACACTATTTGATACAAAGCAAAGGAGTTGGGCAATTAGGTTGGTTCATCGCCCTAACCGCTTATATGACAGTATGTTTTACACAACAAGGGAACTTTCGAGATAACCTTATCATAACCAACCCATATAAGTCGGAAATCGCGGTCGCGGCAAGGTTTAACCTCGCTACGCAATTAGTAACCAATGTGTTTTTATGTCAGGAGTAAACGTTGATTACTCTTTGATATTACCACCAACGCCCACTTTTGTCAACAGGTTTTATAAATTTTCCGAATAATTTTTAAGCCTTTCTTTTTGCTCATCGGTAAAATCAACCGTTTCCCCGAGAATTTTGTCGCCCGAACGGAGCAACGACAAGAAAGCAAAGCGTTCCAACATTCCCGAATATTGTAAAAGTTTATCCATTATTTATTTCCTCCTCTAACCATTTTGTTATAAGCGGTGGCGCAAAGGCTCTTTTCTTCACGCTGTTTTTGACTTGCTATACAACTTTTTACCATATTGCGCTCCGTTTGAAACTTGCAATGGTCGCAATAAAAAAGTTTCCCGCTTAAATCATAGCCAAAATCTTCGCTGTTTACCCACTTTTGTTTATCAAGGCTCTTTTGCCTTTCTTTATTAGTCATTTTTGATGACCTCCTACTGTTGATAAGCAAATAATACCACTTTTGACCACCGCTGTCAAGAGATTTTCTTAAAAAATAGAAAAAATTTCAAAAAAATTAAAGCCCCTGCTTAAACTTACTGCCTTTCAGCAATTTACAAGGGCTTTTTTGTCCGAACTACGGTAGCGAAAGTCCGTGTCGAAACTTACCAAAAGTCAAGAGTGTACTCACATTCCCGTGATTGTCGTGCGATTTCGGCTCTCAACTGTTTATTCTTTTGTCTATAAATATAATATCATTATGTGTTATTATTTGTCAACCTTACCAAACCACATTTTTTGTGCATTTTCAGGCAATTTGTCAGGCGCGGCAGGCTTAACACTTGAAATCGAACTTTCCGCCGACCGCAGCGCACTTTTGATTTCCTTTATCTTTTGTTCGTCGGTTACGACGACCGCTTTATATTCTTCCATAATATATACCTTTCTCCTTTTTTAATATCTACAAAGATAATCCTTATTAAAATAAATAGAAAAAACGGGTTGCTCTCACACAACCCGCCTTTCCCGAATTAAAATACAACAGGAGGACAAGACACAACCAATGTCTATCTTTATTATATATCTGAAAATACTAAACTGTCAACCACTTTTTCCCACAAATTTGCTAATTATAGTTAGCACCGTTGCCCGCACTTTTTTGAATATTTATACATTTTGACATTTTCCACCAAAAACATTATCACCACACTGAACATCTTTCGCTCAAATATTTCAATTTCGCACTTTCCCTTGACTTTCCGCGCCAAATCGCTTATACTATCACCATAGTCATTATTTCCCCCGTTTGAGAAAGAGTGATGATTTGTTGCCACCACCAACACTTCACCGCTCTTTTTCTTTTGCCACAAAATCAACCTTTCGCCCACTCCCCTTATATTATATATATATTTATGCACTAAATATTATGCAATAGACACACTCACTCGCACTCACCCACACCCCACTCACTCTCCCCTATATCACCGCCGTACACTATGAGAGGGTAAACCCGCAGGGATTGGGCGCGCGCAAAAAATGGCAGGGGTACACCCGCGCCCGCACGCACGGAAAAACGCACGAACGCGCCCGCAATCCGCCCCCGTCGTCCATTAAACGACCGTTTGACGGACACAAGCCCCCACAATTTCAGAAAACCGCCCTAAAACACCCCAACCACCCGAACCCCCGCGCGCGTATGCGATAAGTAAAGATATATAACTTACTTTTGGCAAAAGATAAGAGCATAATATAATAGCAATAATATAATATATAAGTGAGTGCTTATAACTTGTTTTAAGAGAAAAGAAAAGATATATAATATAAAGGCGTATAAGGGCATATATTAAGGCGTTAGCGATATAGACGGGCAAAGAGTGCGCCCGCCCGCGTTCCGTGCCTTGTAGCCCCTTTTATAGCCTTATGTATAAATATACAATAGTATGTATAAATATACAAGTAGTATATATATCAATAGTGATATGGCATTATATCAGAATTGGTATGGGAAAAACTATTGACAACGACGCGCCGCCGTGGTAATATAAAGACATAAAAACAAGAGCGACATTTATATTTTTGAAAATCAAAACTAAACAAACCGCCACCCCGCGGGCATAAACGCGGGGAAAGGAGTTTAAGTATGAAAACATTGCACGAAATCAAAAAGGAAATTGAAGCAAATCAGGAAGTAAAACGCGCGAACGATGCGGAACGCGCCAAAGCCGATAACGCTTTTATTATGGCACACGAGGCACACGACCGCAACGCGGCGGGGCTTGCGTCGCTTGAAATCGACAAATTACAAAAAGCCGCCGAGCGCATAAACGCACGCGGGAAAGTCCTAACTAATAATTATAATTATATACTTGTCGAGATGGGGAAAAATGCGCTTGCGGAAATCCTGAAAAAGTACGACGGGAAAAAACACGGCGAGAAAACCGCCGAAAAAATCCGCGACGAAATGCGCGAAAGGGGCTATAATTGTTATTTTCCATCTACTCATTATTTTTCGCAAGAGAAAGATTGTATTAACATTAACGAGCGCGGGGCATACGGGCGCGGGCTTGAAATCTGGACGAAAAACCGCGCGAAAATCGTTGACGAAAACAACACCATACACGCCGACGCGGTCGCGGAACTTGTAAGCCCTTATAAATATATTGACAATATCGAAACATATCTTGACGAAATCGAACGGCTGACCGCCGAAACCCGCAAGGCGTTTGACGCGGCGACCGCAAAAGCGCACGAATTAAACGAGATCGCGGTCGAGGGTTTGAAATGGCGCGACTGACCGCGCAACCCGTCGCGGCGGGTATAAAAAGGGTTTAAGCCGCGAGCGTCTGACGGTGGGAGCGTCCCGCCGTCGGGGTACTACAAAATAAAGGAGTGAAAAACAATTTATGGGAAATGAGTTTGTAATTACAAATAGAAACGGTACGGCATACTTAAATATTTTTGCGCCTGGCGACTTGCCCAAACGCACTAAAAACGGTTTTTCAATTAAAGATATTATATCTTTTTCAAAAAAAGACTACTACGTTTTTAATAGTTACGACGAAGCCAACGAATTTTGGCGCGTAATGCTCCGAGCGTGCGACGAGAACGCCGACCGCTGGAAGGCTGTCCACTGGGCGGCGGACGGATATATTAAAGACTTTATTTACAATCTGAAAATTAAAAGAATATAGGAGAGCGAAAAAATGACATATCAACAAGGAAAAGAACGGGCGCGGGAGCGCGCTATCGAGTGGCAACTTGATTTTGACAATCACACTTACAGTTATGGCGAACTTGCCGACTTCTGCGAATATTTCCGTCGCCTTGGCAAGCGTTACGGACTTTTAAGAGAGTTTCACGAAAACGGCATTTGTTAAGGAGTGATATATTATGAAATACTATCCCGAAACCCTTATTCAATCAACCTTGACGGCACACGGCGCGCCTTGTACGGTTGCGCCTGCGGTGCTGGGCTACACTTGCACGACCTACACGGCACACCTTGACGGCGGAAACACGCCGCAAACGGTCAAAAAGGCTGTCGGCGCACTGGAAATCGCCACGGGGCAAAAAATCACTTACAACGCGAATACGGGCGTCGGCAATACGATTAAAATCACAATCCCGAACCCTGAACGCACTTTTCCTAACTTTTTCGCTTTCGGGCGGAACGCATACAACAAGTGCGCGGGCGAAATGCTCATCGGTATTGATACGGACAATCAACCTATTACGGCTAATATTATGGACACCCTTTCGGTGCTTGTCGCGGGCGCAACTGGAAGCGGCAAAAGCGTTGCTGTAAATAATCTTGTGCTTTCGCTTGCAATCGGTGCGAAACCGTCCGAAATCGTCTTTTTAATGATTGACCTGAAACGCACGGAGTTTTCAATTTATGACGGACGTTTGCCGCAACTTATCGAACCCGTCGCTTACACGTTCGACGAAGCCCTGCGCCTTATCCGCAAAACCGCCGACGAAATCGACAAGCGATATAAGATATTACAAGAAAAAGGCAAGAGAAAAGCCGACCTTTCCGACTTTCCGCTTTTCGTGCTTGTCATCGACGAATACGCGCAACTGCGACAAGGCACAAAGGATGCGCGTGATATGCTTGATACACTTATGAATAAAGTTGTCAATCTGGGGCGCGCCTGCAATGTGTTCGCGATTATAGCGACACAAAATCCCGTGCTACAAGTTATCAATTCGACCGTAAAATACGGCTGCCAAACAAAAATCTGTCTTTCGGTCAATAATCAAAGACATAGCATAAATATAATTGATTGCGCCAAAGCGGTTGACCTGCTCGGCAAGGGCGATGCGCTCGTATCGCTCCCGAACTCGCCCGACCTGCAACGCGTACAAATCTGCGACTTACCAACAAGCGACATACAATACATTTTAGGAGAATAGAAAAATGACAATCTATACGCTTTTTATAAACGGAAAACAAAGGGACTACACCGACAAGCGACGCGCCTATGCGGTAGCCCGCCTTTTCGGAGCGGTGGTATTTACCCGTGAAAAATACATCTACACACTTGAAGAAGTGCTTAAAAAATAATAACATCAAAGGAGTTTTGAAAATGGACATTAAAGAACTTAATTGTTTTAGGCAATATTTGGACACTGACAAAATCGCCAAAAAAAACATATATCCATTTGTTTGGTTAAGCGGAAGTAATACGCTTGTTAGCCCTATTGCATATTGCAAAAATGAAATCATCTTACAATGGAACGGCAAACGAAACATTTACCAAAAATGGATAGAGCGAACGGTCAAAAAGTTTGATAACATATTAAAGGACGGTTATTTTGACAAAGGCGACGGAAGTTGCCCCCCTGCAATAGTATTTGAATTAAAAAATTGTTTAGAAACAAAGTAAAGAAAAGCCCACGGTTTTGTGCCGTGGGTATCTTTTTGCCCTTTTCCGCCCCGTGATTGCCCCGTGGGCGGTTTTTTATATTCGGGTGATAACTTGTTCGTCCGCTGTGCTTTCGCCGTTTTTAAGGCGGTTTGTCGCCCTTTGGCTCGGCGGTATCTTGCCGCCTTTCCGCAATAAGTAAATGTATTGTGATATTGTGTTTGCGCTCCGTCCCATTTGCGGGGCTATCTCGGCGGGCGTTTTCCCGTCCTTGACGGCTGCAATCAAAGCCCTTTCGTCGTCGCCCGTCCACGGTCTGCGCCTTTCCTTTTCCCCGTCTAATAATGTGCTTACATAGTTTATACTATGCCCGATTGCCCGCGCAATCTCACTATAAGAGAACCCACAACGGTATAAGTATATCACGCGCTCGCGGTGAATATCCCTAACCGCCGCCCTGCGCCATTTATTATCTTTTATGTACTTGTATATCGTCGTCCCGCATACGCCCATTTCTGCGGCTATTTGGGCAACCGACGCTCCGCCCGCATATAGTTGCCTCATTCTGGCAATCTCAACGCCGTTCGGCTCAAACTTGTTCGGTCTGCCCGTCTTTTGCTCGCCCCTATATATTGCTATACTCCAATAGTATTTTGCCATTCCAAGCGACACGCCAAGCCTTTCTGCGACTTCTCGGAGCGTTACTCCGTCCGCCCGCATTGCAATGGTCTTTTCTATGTTTTCTGCGGTTTTAGGGTTATTATATCGGCGCACATCGTACTCGTGCTGTTTCTGCACTTTCTGCGGTTTCGGCGACTTTGGTTTTGGGGAGTGTGGCGGTATCACATACTCGCCCTTTCCCCTTGCCTCGTGTAATATCCCATAATACTGGTATATGCTTATAGGAATTATGTTAAGTGTTTTTTCTGTCGAATAATGACGGTTATAACACTCGACTACTTGCTTTTTAATTTCGTCCGTGATTTCTCGTGTTTTCATTCTTCTTCCAAAATGGTGTCAATGCACCTACGATAAAACGATAAAATGGATTTGATTTTGGCTATACAATCAGCCCAACCTTTTTCAGAATAATTATAGTGATAACCATATTTATTGCCTGCAATTACGAACCTAAAACCTGTGTTTTCGTGTTTCCTATTGCGAGTAATATAAACTCCGTTTAGAATTTCCTTATAATTATTATGTGCAATTATAACTTCAAGGTCTTTTTTCTCGCCATATTTAGGCTCGCCACAATCGTCCTTGCCGAGATATACATAGTCGGTATAAACGCAATAACCTTTATCAATTTCTTCAAATGTCGGAAATTTCATTTTTCTTTCTCCTCGTATGAATTATCAAATATTTTATTTTCACTTTCTACTTCTAAATCACAGAACACAACATAATCTTTTAGTTGCATATAATCTGTGATATAAACTATGTGATACAACTTATCTTTGAGTTTATCGTTTACATAAGGGCTATCAATGCAAGTGTATCTGATAATGTCGCCTACTTGATAGTTCCTGTCATTGAGGCGTATTTCAAATGGCTTGATACCTTTTAGTTTCGCATTTGCATACTCTGCTTTAATTTTTAACTCGTGTAACCTCATTTTTTACCACGCTATACCAAATTGTCCTTTGAACGAATATTTACTAAATCTATCATAAATTTCTCTTGCAAATTCGTTGCTTCCTGTCATCATAACTCGAGGTATATCGAAAAAATGCCACTTGTCCCTTTGTATATTGCTCGCTTCGTCTTGATGATGTTCTTGAAGCCATTGTTTATCTTCGTCGGTAAATACAACACTGTATTCTCTTTCAATTTGCTCGATTGATAAATTTCCTAAATATATATTCATTCTTCCACCTCCGCTTGTTTGCATTGTTCACATTTATAATACATCGTTTCGTCTTTGGACACCCCATTGCAAGTTATTGCAGAGAAACCAACCTCTTCATTAAAAAGGTCGCATACATAACTAACACAAATAGGGCTATAATGAGAAATTGCGTATCTGCAAAACTCACAATTCTTTGGCACTTCAAGTTCAACTCTTATCTTCGGCATTTTGCACCTCCACAATAGTATCAGGTTTCAGAACGCAAAGCGGACGAACCCCGCCGCGACCGTAGTACGCATTGAGGTAGTCCAGTGAACCGTCTGAATAGACAAAGCGAACATTGTCCGAGTATGTCACACTGTCCGCTGTAATCGTCCAATGCCATTCCCCGTAGTTCGGGATAAGTTTCCTGTATTTACGGTATTCGTCGCAAGTTAATAGCGATACGGTGTCTGTGCAATGTCCGTAATCAGTCAGTCCGTCGTCGGTCGTCAAATCTCTGTCAAACGGAACTAATGCGCCTGTGTTGATATAATCTCCGATAACTTTCATAAGTTCCTGTCGGAGCGTTGATATTTCCCAGTTGTTTTCGCTGTCCTCGTCAAAGTGGTTTTCAAATAAGATGTTCGTCGCAAGGCACAAACAACCACCGTAAGCATTGTCGAGTTTTACAAACTCTATCTTCCAAAATTTGAATTTACTTCCAATTTTAACGTCTTTGATTTTCATCATTCATACTCCTTTAACAGTTCATCGACCTCGTTCTCACAATCCGTCACAGCGGAGTGCCCATTCCAATCGTACATACAAATATAGTGTTGCTCTTTTTCTTCAAATTGTGTTTTCAACTTTCCCGCAAACTCCCTGACCGCCGAACGCTCCCACATATCCTTTAAGCCCTCAACGCCGTCTATGCCGTTTATATAATCGTTTATACCTTTCCCGAGCAACTCGTCAAGTCGTTCAACAATCGTGTTAAGGTGCTTGATTTGTTTTTCAAGTGTTTCATTCTTTCCCTTTATTTTGCGGTAACCCGCCTCATAAAGTGCTTCTGCGATTGTTGTTATTTGCGTTTCAAAATACGGATACGGCTCGTTCGTGTATGGCTTTCTACAATCTGCTTTCCGAAACCCGTTCCCACTGTTCTTGTTTTGTCATTTTACACTCCTTAAAAGTTCGTCGATTTTATCTTCGTCGGGTACATATCCGCCGCCATATCCGCACTCGTGACACTCATATTCTCCGCTTCTATCGGAATATTCCAAGTCCGCTCCACAATAAGGGCAAACACCCTCAAATTCTGCTTCTTCTTTAATTTCTTCCTTGCAGAACTCTCTCATTTCTTTGAGTTTCGCAAGTGTGCGCCCTGCGTAGGTTTCAAAGCCTAACTCTTCTATCTCGGCAATCGCCCCGTCAAGTGCTTCAAGGCGTTCCACCTTTTCGCAGTCGCCATTATACTCACCGAACGCGTCTGTCAACATTGTACTTCTTATCATTTTCTTTTTCTCCTTTTCTTCTTCAATTTGTTTGCTTTAACGACCGCTGCCCAATTTGTGGGCGACCTGTCAATCTGATAAATGTTGCCGTCGCTGTCCACCCATTGCTCGTCCGCTATCATAGGCGAAACTTTTGCGTGGCACTCGGCAATCGTTGCCATAAGTTCACTTGTTGTTTTCATCTATTACCTCCAATGTTTTTTACTAATTCATAGACACGGGAGCGACCATAGGTTATTCCAAGTTCCTCTCGGTTTTCCCATATCTCTCGCGCCGTATATCCGTTTTTAAGACACTTTTTGATTTCAGCGACTTGCTCATCATAGTTGTCGCTTTTCTTGCGCCCAAGTGCCACTCCTGCCGCTTTTCGGGCTTTAAGAGCGTTTGACGTGTTGTACCCTATTTGTCTTTTAAGAAACTCGTCCATTATAAAGAAATTGCTTACGGTCAGCCACGTGTAAGGGTTCATTTTCTCCCCGCCCTTTAACTCTATATTGTTGCTTAAAAACTTAACCGTCGCTTTTTTTGTTTGAGTAATAAGGTCTATCATTTCAAAGCAGTCAATATAGTTTCTTCCAAATCGTGATGTTTCGCTAAAACAAACAATATCGTCAGGCTCTAATATATCAAGCATTTTGTTAAATTGCTCTCTTTGGTTTCCCTTTACGCCACCGCTTATATGTTCCTCAAACATTTTATCAAACATTATGCCGCTTTTTTCAAATAAGTATTTTTGTCTTTCGTAGTCTTGTTTTGCCGAGCGTTCGCTTGTTGAAACTCTTGCATATCCATAAATTTTGCACATTTTTCTTACTCCTTTATGTAAAAACCGCCTTTGGTATGGTTTAATATTATCATATCCAAATGCGGTTGTCAAGTGTTTTTATTTTATTATTTTAATTTTTTTTGTTCCGCCGTCATACTTGCGCCGAGTAGCCTTTCAAGTTGCTTTTGGAGTTCAAGCGGGCTTTGGTTAAGTTTGTTTTCAACCGAGATTGTTGCCGAAAAGTTGTTTTCCACAAGCCCTTGCCCCGCGTCCTTGATTTTCATTCGCGCCATTGTTGCCTTGTCGTTGACATTTCCGACTTCGCCCGCGTGAAAGCCGAGTGAGTTGAAATAGTCGTCGATTGATTGCACCAACAGCCGTCGCTCGTCATCGTCATCTTCTGCCCACGAATTGTAAACTTTTACCGTTATGCCGATTAGGGCGCAAAAATCTTGCTTGTTGGCAGGAAAGTCAAAGTATTCGTTGTAAAATGCGATAAGGTCGGAATAGGCGTTGAAATAGCCCCTTATATCGTCATTATTTAGACTAATAATATGGTCGGTGTCTTTAAGTCCGAGTTGGTGGATAACCGCCGTAATTTTCGTTGCAAGGCGATAGCCATATTTTGCCGTAAGCGGTTTAGAGCGGGCTTCGTTTGCAGTTTTTTCAGCGATAAGCCTCGAAAACATTTCGCTTGTGCCTTTTTTGATTTTGTCTATCTTATAGTCGATTTCGTCCATTTGGACGGGTTCGCCATTTTCGTCAATATCTTGTATAATATCTAACATATATTATTCCTTTGGCTCGTTGCCGCACCGCCATTCTTCTGGCTCTTTGCCGTAATACCATTCGGCGAGTTCGTCTTGCAAGGCGCGAACTCCAATTTCCCTAAATCCGTCGTCAAGAGCGTTGTTACACTTATCCCTATAATCGGTTAGGTTTTCAAGTTTTGTCCTATTCTCATAAACGGTATGGTTATCGTTTTCAAACTCATACTCTATGATAGAAAAAACGGTGTCCTTAAAGTTCGGTGTCTTTTCTTCATATAATACAAGTATCTTCTTCCATATCGTGTCGAGATAGGTGATAAACTCGTTCTCGGCGGG